GTTCTTGGTATAGCCCTCCACATACTCATCCACATAACCACCGGATTTCAGTCCCTTCGCTTCATCACGCTGTTGTTTGGCAACGGCAATCTGTGCAGCACCACTGGCAATGGCTGCCGCAGCAGCAATGGCTCCCAATGCCGGCCCAACAATAGGGATACCGGCCATAGCCTTGTATGCCTCCATAGCGGCAACCGCAGTACTGGCAGTCACTTGAAGGACAGAGGCGGCAAACTGTTTGTCGGCATACTTCTTTTTAACCTGGTTGATGGCTTCTTCCTTCTCCTCCTCAAGCTTCGTGGTATCTTTACCGGCTTTCTTGGCCGCCTTAATCTCTTTATCATATTTTCGGGTAACTTTGCTGACCTCCGCATCCTGCAAAGCACTTACCACCTGACTGGCAGCAGATGCGGCCTGACCAATGACGTCGAATGCCGCCCTCGCCATATCTTCCCGTAACTGTTCCTGCTCTTCTGCAATACGGGTCTTCTCTGCCTGATGTTCTTCATATGTTATCAAATCGGCATCATACATCGCCTGTAGAATATCGTTTTTCTGAGAAAATGAGGAAGCGGAATCCATATCCATGAATCCTTGTTCACGGTGAATGTCCTTTTCCTCTTTTTGAGAGGAAAGCCCCATATCCAGCAGCTTGTCATCGACGGCTGTAGTATCATCTCCATATTGCAACTGCATGGCACGTTTCTGCTCCAGGTAATCGCGTTCAGCTTCGAGTAATTTCCTGCGATACTCCTTTTCGGAACGAATATCCCCATCAAGGTAGGCTTGTTTTATCTGCTGCTGGTCTGACTTATATGATGAATCAAGGGCGGCAAAGGTCTCCTGCTTTTCCTTACCTTCAGCTTCACTCTTAGCCTTATCAATACGGGCAGCTTCAGCTATCATCTTGTCATAAATCTGCCCTTGTATATCTGATGTATCCTTGCCATAAGCTTCCAGCAAAGCTTTCCTCTCCAGCAGAAATTTCATTTCAGAATCCTGCAAGGCCTGGTTGTATTCATCTTCGGTGTGCTGCCTATTCAGATATTCTTCCTTCCACAAATTCTGCTCGACCAGCATTGCCTGCTTCAGCTTCTCTTCACGGGCCTTCAGTTCTTTGTCAAGGCCATTATCATCTACTCCATTGCTGTTTCCTTCTGGCACCGGATTATCTACTTCTTGTTCGGGCAACTTTGCAAGAATCTCTTCCAATTCCTTTTTCTTCACAGCATAGCTGCCATATAATTTTAAGCGTTCTTGCAGTTGATGTTTTAACCCACCGATAACCGCCTTTTCCAAAGACTTGTCATCGCCAATCCATTTCATCTTTTCTGCCTTTTGTTCCTGGAACCATTTACGGTGAATCGCCATCTCTTCAGCCATGCGGTCCTTAAGTTCGCTGATGGCTGCTTCAGTCTCGCTCCGTGTACGTTGCTTCTGGTCATCATCCAGCAAATCCATATTATCGGCTTTGCTTTTTATACCAGCAATACGTCCCATCAGCGTTTCATAGCGCTCCATTTTGGCATTCAAGGCTTCCTGAGCCTCTGTCGCCTCATTTGTCCTGGTTTTGAATATAGCCAGATATGATACGACACCAGCCAATACCGAAGCTACAAGTCCCAACGGATTAGCCTTCAATGTCTTGTTAAACAATGACGCTGCGGCAGTAGCGCCTTTGGTTATAGTGGTCCACAAGCTTTTGGCCATAGTGTCTGCCTTTACGACCAATGTATAGGCAGCAACAGCAGCCGAGGCTGCAACAATGGCCCCCTTGTACTTCCATAAGATGGAAATCATAGTTCCCAATCCCTTCACCGTCAGACTACCCGTCGTTATCATGTACTTCATCACCGGCTGGAGCTTTTCGCCCAGTTCCACCCGTATATCTTTGAAGTTATTCTTCGCCTTATCCAGCCCCGCCTGAACCGTATTGTTCTGTACATTGACCTCTTTAATAATGCTGGTACCGTCGCGATACGCATCATTAGCCAATCTTTGCGCTTTACGAATATCATCTATCTTGCCGGCCATCGTGCTGATGACACCGGAAGCCCGGACACCATCCAGCCCCATCTCCTTGAACATAGGTGCCAGCTGGTCAAGTCCTCCTTTTTTATTCAATGTATCCAGGAACTGAAGTATCGCCTCGTTCGCATCCTTTTTGATAAGAGAGGTAAAATCCTCCACGCTCTGCCCTGCAATCTTTGCAAACTTGGCTGGTTCTTGGTACATCTTCATCATCAACGTCTGGAAAGCCGTCGCCGCCATCTCCTGCTGCTGCATGTTCTGGTCAAGTACAGAGGCATATCCCAGAATGTCACTCTGAGCAACCTTCGCCTGATTCGCTGCCCCTGCCACGCGAGCAGTAAATCCTACCAGGTATGCTTCTGCCGCACTGGAGTTCTGTGCCACCTCATTAATGGCGCTACCGGTAGCCAACATCGCCCCACGCAACCCAAGTTTCTGGTCCTCACCGAACATCTGTGCCAACTTGCCGATGTTCTTCACCGCATCATCCCCCAAATCCTCACCCAGTGCCACATTAATCTTATCGGCCGCATCGACAAACTCCAATACATCCTTCTTCCCGGTAATCCCCAAACGACCAGCATCACCGGCCAGAGCATTCAGCTTCTCACGCGCTGTACGGGTATCCATTTCCTTGAACTCTTCATTCAGTCCCTTGACTTCATCTCGGGTCATACCGGTGTACTTGATAACTTGCGCTTCGGCTTCCTCCATCTCCGCATATTCATCCACACATTTGCGGGCAGTCAAGGCCACCCCGGTAAGAGCCCCGACAACTCCTGCCCCCATAGCTGCATACCTATTAACCCCATCAGCCATTTTGGAAAGAGAAAAACGGGTATCACGTGCCTGCACCTCCACCTCTCTCATCCGTTGTCTGGTCAGCAGATAATCAGCCCGTAGCGCTTTCCATTTCTCCGTGCCGGGAGTGGCATTATCCATCTGCCTCTTGAGGGAAGCCGCAGCCTTGCGCAATTCCGAGTAAGACAATGCAGTCTTTCCAGCCTCTATACGTTGAACGGCGAGCGCGGCATTCAGTTTATCCAGATTCTCTTTCTGCTCCTTGTATTCCGCTGAATTCTCCTTCCCTTCTGCCCGCAGTTTCGCCATTTCAGCCTTGACAGCATCAATCTGCCGTTTGGTCTCGTCAAACTTCGCTTTCGCCTCCGAATTATCAATCCGGATTGCCATTCTAAAGTCTTGTATGTTAACCGCCATATCTTTACCTATTAATCCAGGACAAAGGTATCTTCAAGCGTCACCTTGAAAAAGGACATGAAAAAGCCCGGCAATCCATCACGGACTACCAGGCCAGCACTTATGAACAAAAAGTGTTATCCGTCAAGCCAACGGCCATTATCCAGCCACACCCCTCCGTCACGCCAACGGCCATCAGCCAATATCCACCGGACATCAGCCTCAGTATCGCTGATACGGATGGGATAGAACGTACTGGTCCAGGCTTCCTTACGACCGAACGCATCCAATGTGAATTCCATCTCCTTGCAGACATATCGCTTGTTGCGTATCTCAAACACTTGGTGAGCGGCATATACATTCGGGTCATGGCTCTGGACCTTCACCGCTTTGGTGTAGTCAATATCATAGTTAGTCTGATACAGCAACCCGTCAAGCACATTCAGGCACAAACTTGCCCCAATACTGTTTGTCCTAACATATTGCCACCAAGACTCATCTCTGGATGTATGGTTTTTCGTATATTCATCTATATAAGGAACCGGATATTTCATAGAGACGCCATTGTACACGACACTTAAGCCTTGCAATCCCGTATAGAGTGCCAGGCAGATACCACGTTTTGATTCCGTTTCTTCTCCTCCGCCATTCTGAATTTGCTCTTCAATACTCAGTGCCGGCTCTGTTTTATCTGCATTGCCATTACCGGATAAGGAAGGAAGATAAATCCAAAGAGTAGTGTCCTCTCCCCTTCCTCCACCGCCGTAATAGTTGATTCCAACACTTTGAAAAGCTGTGGGAACCATCTCCAGTTCTACGGTATTGGAAACACCTTCGCGTTCAATGCCGGCAAATCTATCCACCATGACAAACACCGGAGATGAACGTCTTCCATCCTCATCCACCCAGTCACGCAGATACACATATTCCTTGCCATCAGCCTCGTGTGTATAGATAGTATCCGGCTTTTTATGGGATTCGTCACTGAACCATCCCGTAATGCTTCGCATGTCGGTCGGTATATCCTCCGGGATATTCTCTCTCTTCGCCCCTTTTTTAACCGCCTCCGGCAAAACATTCCATCTCCAGAACTCGGAATCCTCCACCTTATATGCTACATTCGAGAAAGCAGGATCTTCAATATCCGGCTCTTCAACCTCCACCTCATACACATCCTCTACATTCTGCACATGTACGGAAGTACCTCCGGTAAAATAGTTCCCTCTCAGCAACAGCCTGGCCGTACGCTTGCGGTTGTCAACCAGAAATACAGCATTGAACAACCGCTCCACCTGCTCAAGGAAATCCTTCACGCTCCAGCCCGGCAGCATCTTGTTCCACAATACCGTTGGTACCGTATGACAGATATACACATCCTTATATACCGTATTCTCCAATTGGTTCTCCGTCAACCCATATCCGAGTGCCCTCATCAGCTCCTTGATGTAAGCGCACAAATAAGGCTGCGGTGTCACATCGAACATATCATCCGTACCCAAATTCCGGTTATCTGCACCTGCCTCTGCCTTGACACACCACTGGTTGTGTATATTGCCGGTATCCTGGTCAAGTACCGGCGCCAGACAATACTCCACTTCCGGATAGGTTTTCTCAATATGGGGAAACATATCCGTCGTCAGTACATCCGTCCGCTTCATTTCCAGAGTTCCAATCAGCAAGTCACCGCCGACAAAATAATTCAGTTCGGAATTGCCGCTCGCAATCTGGAGCGATACCGTATCATCGGTCCAACCGGTAATAATCTCCGTACCGTTGCAATACACCCTATTGTCAGCTACCAATATGGCAGCGCGTTTGGTTTTCACCTCCTGCACGCTGTTCAACCGGTTCAAATGCGCATACAGTTCCGCATTGGTAGCATTAGTCAGCTGCAATGTTATCTCGTAGGTATATTCTCCATTCTTGGTAATCAACGGATTCTCACGTTTCACTTGAATGGAAAAATCCTTCGGAAGTACGGCTTGCACACCGTCAATAAACAATTCAGTCATAATCAACCAAGTTAAGTCCTATACTCATTCCGTTCCAGCCGCCGAACACATCGTACTCCCACTCCACTGTCATACTCTCTGCCCCCTCCACTTCTCCACAAAAGAAATCCATCTCCCGGAGTTTGGTTTTAAGCAGTTGCATGACCTGCTGGATGCGTGCATAATGCAGCAATTCCTCTTCGTCGGTCTCCTGACCCGACGGAACCTTCTCAATCAGGAACAACAACAAGCTATTCCGTTCCCGATAATTATCCTCATTGCCCTGCGACACTGCATCCGGGTAGTTGGCACACAGCATCAACCCCGTACAGTCTCTCAATTTCTTGACAAGATGCTTTTCGCTGACGGCAATCACTGTCCCGTCAATCTTCGTCCGGCTGACCTTATTGACGCGCTCTTTCAGTTCTATCAGCATCTCCCTATATCTCTGTATATTTATCATAGCCCTATCAAATTATTCTGTTCAGGATTCGCCATGGTGAAGCTGAACTCCACCGCTTTCAATACACTGCGCCTGAAGGAGCGTTCAAATTTCTGTTTCGTAATCACAATAGGCAGCCATTCGCCATCCACGAGAATCTCCACTTCTTGCGCATTCAGCATGTTGTGCCATAATTTATAATCACTCTGTAGCATGATGCTGCCGGAGTTGACCGTGTATTCATCAGTAACCTTGACACCGAACTTGCGTTGTACCCCGTACATGGCTGCTGCATCACTCTCGTTGTTTCCGGTCAGTTTCAGTTCACCGGTAGCCGTTAAAGTCTCAGGCATGTCATACACATTCTTGAAACGGAAACACCATACATCCACATACCTTGTACCATCAACGTAAAACTGCATGGAGCCTCCGAGCATGGCCACCGTATAACTGGCTATGTCCGATTTGGAAAATCCGGGAAGCACAGTATCCGGACTCACATCCACCGTGAAAGGCTCCGAAGAAGATACCGGGAATGATTTGCTCTCCTGGCTGCCGTCATTGAAAAAGGCCGTTATGTCATATCCTCCATTCTGCGGATAACCACTCACATACTCTTTGGCCCCCATACGTGTCACCTTGGCAGCCACCTCACTCAGTATTCCCGGAGAAGCGGCATCCTTCCGGGTCTGCATCCGGCTGAACATCACGTAGCTCTGCGCGTCTTCTGTCTCGTTGATAAGGAAGGTGAACGTCCCCGAAGCGGTGCTCTGCGGTGCATAGTCCAGACACCACACGCCCCACAATGCCAATTCGCAGAACTTGCCTAACCCACGAATCCGTACCAGGTTGTCGGCATCCGGTACATATTCTTCATCAAGTATCTTTTTACCGCCATATTTTACGGCAAAGGCTATGGTCACATCCGTGTCAATGATGTAGTCCTGCATGGTGGCGCAGAACTCCCGTGCCCTGGGTCTCTGTATCACATTCATAAACGACAATATTTGTTTCTACGGTCATTTTTCGGCAGCAGCTCGTAATCGGTCATACTACCGTCACGCGCCCGCTTCATCTCATCTATCCAAGTGGCAGCATCGTCTGCCATCCATCCGGCCACACGCTCCACATCATCGAGCGATGCCGGTTCACTTGCATTCATACCGCTTTCTGCCACAAACCTGCGGATCACTCCCCCCGGTATCGCTCCCAGAGACAAGCGACGAAGCGCCATACTCATGGCCAGTAACGCCACCGCCTTGCATGCTGCGAAATGCGCGTCCGTCTCCGGTACCGAGCTTTCTGCAAGCAGTGCCTCCCAACCGGCACCGTATGCCCGCTTCACCGTCAACTGCTGGGCTTCTCTGATGAAAGGCAGAAGCAGCAGGAACATACGCTCACTCTTATTTATCGGGAAATAGGTATCGAAAGAACCCCCATTACGGATTATCAACATCTGAGTAGACTTATACATGTCGCTATCCGTCCACTCTTTCAGTTCCTTGTCATTCAGATAACGAATCAGCATATCCACCGCCTTGTAGTATTCTTCGAGGTGCAGCGCGTCATCACGGTCCAACTGCCACTCCCAGGGCAGTTTTTCGCTGCCATCGGTAGCCACCTTGAACTTGCGCCCGTCATCCTCATGGCTGAGGTCATTCTTCTGATACAGCCGCAATGTGGCCAACAGCGCAATCGGCCGTTGCACCTTGCGTACAATCCCGGTATCAGTACCCTCTTTCTCCGGATTGAGATAATAGTTCTCTGCCAGTTCTATCACCTTGCTACCGACCAACTGCGCCAGTTCTTCAGTAGCCAGCTCTATCTCACCGATAACCTTGGTGAAATCATTGTTAGCGTAATAGTTGGCGGTCAACTCACGCAATTCTTTGGCACCTTGGCCGTCTTTGTTGAATATCATAACATCATTTTTTTAGATTCCTCATCAGTTCGTCTGCCCGCTGCCTGTCATCGAGCAACTTCATCATCACACGCAGCAGCAGCGTATCATCGGTAGCCCTCGCATTGCCGAACACTCCGCTTTCGGCCACAGAAAAGAGTATCGAGTTCATGCCCAGGCTCTGCACATCATTCTGCCGGGCATCCTTGTCCCTTCCACGGGAAAATACCGGTCCGAAGCACAGTTCCAGTCCGTCAATGATGAAAGTTCCGGAAAACAAGTATTCACAGAAGTAGGAGAACCAGGCATAAATCCCCCATCTCATCCACACCGGCATGTGCTCCACAAGCCCCATGTATCTGCCCATATATTGCTCACGGAAGGGCTCACGCTCTACACAGCCTTTTTTCTCCACCGGAGGACGATAGAGGATGGCACACAATGCCTGCAAGTCTACCGGATCATGTCCGACATTATACCTATTGACCGCAGCCACCGCATGACGGAACTCACCAAAAGCCAAATCCGCCCCATGACTCATCGGACCGCGCAGATAGCGCCATTCCGGTATCAGATTCACAGTCGAGTCATACGCCAGTACCACAGCGTCTCCCTCCATTCTCCACATCCATGCCAATGTCTCGGCCAGATGGTCCACCAGCAGCATATCCTGCACCTTTGAACGGAAGACATATCCCCTATTCTTCAGTACATACGCACACCACTCGCGCTTCACGTCCAGCAAGCTGATGCCCGGTTTCGTCATCAGCTTCTCCCGGTTCTTCAGCAGGTGCAGCCACTCCAACGGCTTCACCTCCTCCCAGCAGTCCGGGAATTCAATATCCTTCTGTCTCATATCTATACTTGTTTTGCCGCTCTGTCCGGCGTCGATACATTCTCTTCCTTGTTGATAACCTTCCGGTAAATACCGAGGAAAATCCCCTTCTTATGCGGGAAATTAATACGGATGGCATCATTGATTGCCTCCAGTACGATATCCTCGGGAATCTGCGTGTCAGCCCCGTAGAATATCTTCAATGCATAGAGCATCTGGCTGCCGCTGTCACTCTTGCCGTCAATGATGATGTTGGCCAATGCCGGAGAAAGCCCGAAACCGCTGGTAGTGGAACTGTCCGCGATGCGTGAAATCTTCGCCTGCGCCTCGATGTACTTGTCGATATTCATCTCGATAGGCTCTATCTTCCAGCTCTGGGCATTACCGTCGGCATCCACGAAGTCGACACAGCTGAAGAACTTGCCGGCATTCTTCTTGCCAGCCATCACGTTGGCGATGGTTTCGGTCAATTCATCCTTCAGCCGCTCCATTTCCTTCTGAATCTTCGTCTCATCCCAATCCTCGTGCATGGCCATAATCAGCTCATGTTTCTGGTTCCAGTACTCCTGCGGAGAATGCACCACATAAGCGGCTGCAATCATGTTCTCATTCAGATGCTTGATAATTTCCGGAAGGTTGTTCGCATTCTCCAGCCAGGGAACCGACCCATAGAAGCAGGAAATCGCATACATACTACGGCCAAAGCTCCGCATGCAATGGTATTTAATGGCTGTTTCGTACCGGGTCGGATTCCATTTGTCAAAAGCCGGGTACTTGCGGAACGTGCGGCTCTTGAAGGAATCAAAATCACCGGTGAGGTATTCCGTGACATCCTCAAGCCTACGGCTGTCATTCTCCGGCCACACCAGACGGCTTTCTTCGCTGTGCAGTGACTCCAATCGCTGCACCCATGGGCGGCCGATACGCACTCCCTTGCCCATATAATACTTGGTGAAATGCCCGTTCATGTGCGTGTATTCAACCAAGTTGTCACGTATATACCCTTTGTAGTCCCAGCTATCCAGCCATTCCTGAATCTCGGCATCCTCCATCCATTCCTGGATGCGTTCGTTATTCTCAATCTTCACCCGGTAAAGCATCGGCCCCTGCCCATACAGCAACCCCACCTTACGGTCCAGAATACCGGGACCCAGGTTGTTCTTCTCCAGCAAGTCACGGATGGCATTCGGCATATTGTTGTCCGGGCCCCATGGAACCACACGTACACCGGCCACCGATACCGGGTCACCGTCCCAGTCCTGCGAGCCAGCATTAAAGAACTGACTCATACTCTGGCTCCAGTTCATGTTAATGGCATATTGCCCGGCAGTCGTATCCACAAAACTGAAATTGCCTATCTTCTTTATCTCACTCATAACTATCTATTGATATAAATTCTCGTTGTATTAATGAACAGCGAACCGCAATAATCCACCACTATCTGCTGAAGTTCCGGTATATGCTGTTCAATCACGGGATTAAACCAAGGTTTCGGCTCCCGGTTCCAATCCTTGTTGCTTTTCTTGGTGATTACCCGTGTACCACCCTCCATATTATACCCACGGCCTACACCCAAATGAACATAAAGTCCGTCGGCATTGAACCCAAAACCGATGCTCGTAATCTCCTCACCTTTGGCCGGCACCTTGCCCCAATGCCGGTAATTCTGCCTGATGGATGCCGAAAGCTTCTTATCTTCATCAATCCATTTCGATACGCTCGCCTGCAACGCCTCGTTCACCTTCTTACCCCAGGCGCGTATCCGACCGTTGAATGCCGCAACCGCTTTCGCATCCTGCTGCCGCTCGAACTGCTGCGTAATGCCGGTATCACCCTCTATCGTGATGTCCAGCGGAAACCTATCAGCCAGCCGGTTCTTCTTGCTCCACCAGCTGCTGCGGTTATTATTTTGCGATAATCGTTCTGCATGTGCTCCCATACTGCAAAAGTACCCCAGACCACTTATCCGAAAAAGGACACAAAAAAACCGGCTATCCATCACGGACCACCGGCTTCTCAAATGTAAAAAAAAATGTTTCTTAGAAAATATCCTCTACGGCAAAGTCATCTAAACCACCATCCTCATGCGTCAGAACATTGCCGTCAGCATCTGTAGTCGAACATATATGACGCATGATGTAATCCTCTTCGCTCATGCCTCCAGTCAGAACCAATAAGGCATCCTCTCGAGAATAATATATCAAAGCCTTGGCACAATATTGAATATATTTTTTTTCATGCGGAAACAACACACAGAAATCATCAGCCGAAGGCTCTATACCCAATTCAGACCGTATTTCTTCAATCTGTTGGAACAATGGCTTCAACCCTGCTGATACCGGGACCTCAAGCTGATATTCCATCCGGTATATATTCTTGCTATTCTTTGCAGCTTCATTCATTTCACGCCTCCTTTCTTCTCCGGAACAATCCCCAATAATTCGGTACGTGCATGATGCAGGACTGCCAAGACATCTACAAAACCGCTTGAGTTATTGGTGAAAAAGCTATTATATTCAAGGAGAAAGCCAATACTGTCATCCAACAGATTTGCAAGAAATGTAGCCTGACCATTTTGCAAATCAGATAAACGCTTAGCTATGGAATCATCCAATACGACCCCATTTATAATTGTCTCAGTCATACCTCACGCCTCCTTTCTGTACCAATGCATAATACTTGCCTCCCTTTATGACTTCCATGCCCAGCCTGGGGTTGCACTCATATATCCCCATAAGCCTACCCTTAAGAAGCCCTTTTTCATAAGTAAGTTGCTGGATTTCTTTGTAATATCGCGCATTTTCGCTTTCCAGGAATGCGATGTATTCGTCTTTAGTCATACCTCACCCCCTTTCCGGCACTTCTTTGCCTTATAAACGCACAATGCAGACACCACAAACAACGGTGGGAAAACAAGCCCGATACAAATAGAGAGGATGGCACCGAAATACCAACGGTCAGAAGAACTGTTAAGCTCACAATCAGGAGACATGCTACGATAGTAGCGACGCTGAATGTTATTGACTTGCTCGGTAAGAGCGTTAACGGATTCGCCCACAGATGTGCGTGGAGCAGGTACGGACTGCGTACCGATAGTTAGTTCTTTCATTTTTGTTGAGCAATTAAAATGAAACAATATGTTATTAAAGACGGGAAAGGGAACCTTCTCCAAAAAATCGGAAAAACTTATAAACAAA